ACTAATTCAGGAGGCACTGTCACATCTGTAGCTGCTTCAAACGGCACAGGTATCAGTATAACAGGAAGTCCAATAACGACTTCAGGAACGATCAATATCACCAATACATTGCCATTTAATAATATTGGTTTTCAGGCTAATGGCGGTACTCCAGTTGCTGTTACCAATCAAGGAATAATTAACTTTACTGGAAGCGGTTCAACATCAATATCCAGATCAGGTGCAACTTTTACTATTAACAGCACAGATACAAATACCGATGCACAGACCTTATCATTCACATCACCAAATTTAAGTATTTCTGGCGGCAACTCTGTAGCATTGCCATTATTACCTTCAGGATCATCCACACAAACACTTGCCTACATCGGAGGTGCATGGTCTGCATCTTCATTTTTAAAGACAAATAGCACTACAACATCAACAGGCAATCTAAAACGTGTAGATATTAATAATGATGTTGCGGGTGAATCATGGTCAGGTACATTAAATACAGCGACAAAATTTCTTGTAAATGGGCGTGTTCAAATGAATAGTACTAGTAGTACAAGCGTTACCAGTATTTTAGGACGAAATGGTGATAATGAAGTAGGTACAGTAACAGTCAGCGACGGGATGGATCTTTCAGGAGGACTCTTATCCGTAGAATCAATCAACTATGCTCAATTGATCAAAGATGGTGGATTTACAATAACATTACCTGGTACAGGATCGACAAATGCAACTAAGATAGATTTTGCCACGGCTTCTGGTATCTCAGGATACAATACAAGTAGTAGCACAAATGATAACATAACAATTCTTTCATCAGCTGTTGGTGTATATGAAATAGAATATGACTTGTCATTACAACCAGGAGGTAGTAATACTGAATATTCAGTACAGGTTTATAAAAACAGTACAGCTTTGTCTGGGACAAGATCCATAGTTGGTATTAACCAATCTTCTTATCTAAATACATATATCCCAGTTAGCAAGAAATTCATCACATCTCTAGCAGATAATGATGTTTTGGACTTGAGAATATACACATCAAATAACACGTCTGTTGCATACCAGATGCCTAATTTTATCATCAAAAGAGTTAAATAATTTATCATGAGTAAAGTATTAATAAATGGCCAAGCATCTGGGACTACTGTAGATTTAAGATTTGCAAAAGACAATGGTGGCTCTACAAGCATATATTGGGGCTCACATTCACTCACTGTAAATAGAATTAGATAATCATAAAATTCATTAAATCATGCCAAAAATAACAGTAACCAAACCAATATACCGAGCACAGCGGGCCACCATAGGCTATGCTGAAAAAGAATGTATCACCAAACAAGCAGAGATTGAGTATAACGATCGATTGCAATTGCTCGCTTGTAATTTTGACCGCAAAGGCCCGAATCCTTTCCGCTACATGGATGGGCTTACAGTCTGGATAAGAAATCCGTCCGATGTCAGACACACGCATGATGAAGTGGACGAAGTGGACGAAGAAGAATAAATTTTATTAACCAAACAAAATCATATTAAAAAATGAAACAGTTAATTTTTATCATTTTAGGAATCTTCGTGCTATCGTGCACAAAGGACGAAGCAGTCTCTAAAATAGAGACTACAGACATAAGTTATGCTGTCATAGATGGCAGCTATACACACGACTGGCGTAGTGGTATATATTTGCCATTTAATTATCCAATTTCACAAGTTACTTTTCACGATTTCCAATTCATTTATCTGATACAAAATCAGCAATTGCTGGATAGTACAGTTTATGATAAAAAATCTAATGACCGGTCGAAAAGGTACGGGATATATTGGTACCCATACCAGGTTGTATATTATTACAAAAACGGCACGATATCAAAAGAAATCGCTAATAGCCCTGATTGGCTTGGTAACCATTATGTAAAAATACCTGACATCAATTATAACCAGGTAAATATCTCAAATCCTGAGAACTGGATCAACATAAAGCGCACGACGAGAAAAAATAAATGGTACTCAGACTGGTGCGGCGTAACAATAGATCAGTGGGTATGGCGTGTGACTACATCATCAGGTGTAGACGTGGTACAGAGTATAGACCCGACGGTGTGTAGTGGATATGGTGTGTTGGGGTATCAGTTGATATTTTGATGTCCTAAAAGAAGCTTAGGGCATAATAGATATTTGTATCAGCAAAAACGAGTAAATGGAATCTAAACCGATATACCTAAAAATGGGTCTCAATCCCGAGACAGTAAATGTGGATGTAGAAAATCGACAACTCAATGGTGTGATAGCCATTGAGCCTATCGACATAAAAGACTGGCGTCCATTCTCGATCAATGATGTTTTTATCAATGATCTCGTGGCTATGGCTAGCAAAGAGAAAAGTGGTGTACGGTCACACTTCGGACACAACTGGAGCAATGAAGGGCTACTGCTCGGGAAAGCTAAAAACTGGCGTGTGGAAGATGGAAAAGCCAAATATGATCTATCTATCTACACGAGTGCGGATCTATCTCCGAAGGCTCCGGGCATGGGCAACTATCTGCTCTCTCAACTGGCAGAGGATGCTACGACATTTATGACGTCTATCGTATTTAGAGAGAAATATTTTTATCAGCTCGATAGCGCTGGTAAGGAGATAAAGGTCTATTACTATGACAGCAAAGGTAGCTGGGTATCTCAGAATGAAGCACTCGGGAAGGTATATCCGAAGCTCGGTGCGCTCTACAGCTCTGATATCGTATCTGAAGGTGCAGCCACAAACTCTATGTTTGGTACAGAAAAAGAAGATATGGGACTTTTCCAAAGAATTTTAAATTTTTTTACAGGTCATCAGGAAGATGGCAATAATAATTATTCACAAAAAGAAGAACAGCAAATGGATCCATCTAACACTCCTGCAGCTACTCCGGAAACACCAGCAGTGGACCCGATGGTAGCGCTCCAGGAAGAAAATGAAAGGCTGAAAACAGCACTTGCCGCCGCAACTCCTGCACCTGCACCCGTCGTAGATCCGGTGGTAGCACTACAGGAAGAAAATGCTAGGCTAAAGGCTCAACTAGCCAAAACACCAGCGGCAGAGCCGGTAGTGTTAAATACAGGTGCCAACGTCTCCGCACCTACTGAACCTAATTTATGGGAACTTGATCCTATGAATAAGGCCGCTCAGCAATATTTTTCTAACCAAAATAAAGCAAACTAATGAGTTTAGTCTATTCAGATATTGCAGCTTATCGTGCCTATATACAATCATTTGGTGCAGAGTTGCTTACTATAGCTCAAATAGGATTTGAGACAGCAAGCCAAGTAGATCATATGCCGCTCGTAAAAGGTGTGCATACTGACACATTGATGAAAAAGAACGGAAGTCTCATACGTGGATACAATGGTGTCTTCACTGGTTATAATTCTCAAAAATTGGTACCTATCCAATACACCACCGATCCGTTCAAAACAGAATTTAACATCATGCCTGGTGAGGCTATGTATAAGTCATATTTGGGATTTTTGACAAGTAGAGGATTCAAAACCAAAGAATGGCCAATACAAAAATGGTTTCTCACAGAGCACATGAACGGTATCGCCGCTGAGATGGAAGTAGCTATCTGGGAAGGTGTGAAAAGTGGTGTAGCGGCAGCTGACGCTCCAATCATTCAAAAAATGGATGGATTCGGTAAACGTATCAATGATGCGATCACTGCGACACTACTTACGCCTATCGTAACTGGTGCTGTGACAGCTACCAATATCGTAGATATACTGGAAGATATGCACGCAACCTTTAGTAAGGCTTACAAGACCAAGTCTGTAAAATGTTTCTTGAGTATCAATCACGAAACTGCCTACTTCAAAGCAAAAGGTGCGACACTTCAGTACATCACTGATGAGTGGATGAGCAAGAAATTCAATACAGCACGTATCGAGCTTGTATTTGTGCCAGGACTAGATGACAACAAAATCGTAATGACTATACCAAATAACTTGGTGTACAACTATGATGATGTGAATGATATCAAAAATTGGTTCTTAAAAGAAGAGCATTACAGTATCGAAGGATCTGCTACTATGAGAGCAGGAACGACGATCAGATTTGCTGAGGACGGATTGCTAGCTGTAAACGACCAATGGTAAAATAAGGAAACGAGCTGGTAGTAGTGATACTGCCAGCTTTTATTAAAATCATTCTTAAAAAAGTAAAATAATATGTCTGAAGTAACACGCAAGGAACACGAATCGCTAGAAGCGGTAGTTAGTACCCTTGTCGAAACAGTCAAAACCTTGTCTGATGATGTGAAAGCATCTAAGAAAGTCAATAGTGTATCTGTAGAAACTCCGACACCAGTGGCACCTGTGGAAGCACCAAAACCTTTCAAAATAGAAGGCGTAGGCGAAGTACAACTGAAGTTTGCTAAATTTCAGCACAAAGGTGTAGGCTATCTAGCTACTGATGTAGAGAAGGATGCAAAACTTGCTCAGGAACTCTACGGAGCAGTTCCTTCATTATTCAACCTAGTAAAACCAGGTAAGTAATATGGGACAATATACAGTAGGCGAGATACCATATATCTGCGCCACGGACAATAATACTGAAGTGAAACCACTCGTCCACGTAGCTGCTACATGGGAAGTGAATGTGATCGCTGCGGCTACGGCTGGTGTATTGGCCACAGACATCACGATGGTAGCCGCTGCCGCACCGCTACCTGCAGGCGCATTTCATGAGTGGAAGCTCGCTAAGGTAGCTGGCAAAAACTCATACAAAGAAGAAAAAGTCGGCGACGAAGATGGTGGTATCAAGACGCATACTTATGTGTGCATCATGAACAAAGTGACTGCGGCCAGACTAGAAGCGACACAAGGTGGATGTGAGCAGATCATCATCTTCCATGACAACAATGGTCAGAAGTGGCTCATGGGTGAAAAGGACAATGGCTGCTCTATGATCCGTGGTGCGGAAATAGGTGCTACCAATACCATCACTGTGACCTTCGTATGGAGATCTGGTAAAAACATCATCGAGTACACTGGCGTAATACCAACGTAATGAGTAAGAAGGATAACAAGGCTGACTGCCCAGCATTTCTGACTGGTGATATCGATGCCAAAGAGAATACCGAGACTGTAGGAGGCGTACAAGATGCGCCTCCTGCTACTGGTGAAGGATTCAGATACATAGGTCCATCTTTCCGTAATGGATGCTATCATAATGGTCGCAAGATCTATATGGACAAATGGACAGAAGAGCAAGCTAAGGCTGAGATAGCGCAAGATGAGTTTTACGCAAAGTACTTCCAATTTTAAAGCGGATTTGAGTTTTTGAGATTAATAGTTTAAAGAAGTTGAAGGCTGTGCTCTGGTACAGCCTTTTTTATTATAATGAAATATGAAAACAAGAGAAGCGGTCATCAATGAAGTGACGGAAGCATGGGCAAAAGAATTTATCCATGATGTAGCTCAAGCCGCAGCTACCAAGGTCAAAAAAGACACTGGTGAAGGTGCAGCATCCTTTGACGTGGATGTACTGAAAGCTACCAGTGCGACGGCTGCTGTGGTGATCACCAACTTTGCAGATCACATGCGTCTCTTCGATATGCGCAAAGTAGAGCGTCAATCTGATCTCACTCCTGAAGGCCTGGAGCGGATAAAAAAATGGGTAGAGCGCAAAGGAATATCCAACTTCCTGAAAGGCTACCAATATCCTACTCAAGTGCGCCGTGGTGGTAACATCGTGGATGTATCTACTACCCGGATCATTAATAATATCGCTTGGGGTATCTCCAAAAAAAGAAAAAAACTGAAACGCCAACAATGGTACAACAAACAAAAAGGATCAGATATCTATCAACTGTATGCGAAGCTGGTGGATGCCGTGGTGGAGCATAGCCTGAATGATATTAATTACCAATTAGTAATTAGTAATTAGTAATTAGTAATTGGTAATTACTAAAGCGTCCTAAATTACCTACATCCGATCGTAGATATTTGTATCATTAAAACAAGATACTTATGTCTATACGACAGGATCAGGCGCAGCTCATCATCACCATCGATGCTAAGGAGAGCGTAGAGTACCAGAAAGCCGTACAGCGCAGTGCGGAGCTGACTCGCAATATCAAAAAGATGGAAGTGGGTACCGATGAGTACAATGCTGCACTGCGTGAGCAAGCTGAGATCAGTAAGCGACTAGGTCAGACTGACTATACCAAACTCTCTATCAAAAATCTCACAGACCGCAAACGTGCGCTCCAGGAGCAGATACGCATACTACCACAGGCTCAAGCCGCAGAGCTGGGCCTAGAGCGTGAGCTACAAAGGGTAAATAGTGCACTGGCGGAAAATTCGAGACGTACGAGGGCCGTAGGTCAGGAGATGCGCACCGGATCTAATGCTGTGCGTAATTTAATTGGTGCGTATGTGGGAATATCTTCAATTATTGCATTTGGAAAAGAAGTATTCGCACAGATCAAGAAAATAGATAGTCTGGATAAAGCATATGAAAAACTCATACCTGATACATATTCTCTTGGAAAGGCCAATGCCTTTGTAGCTAGATTATCAGAAGACTATGGTATTCAAATAAATACACTGCGTGAAGAATATATCAAATATACTGCAGCAGCTAAAGCGAGTACTTTATCTCTAGAAGACCAGGAGTTGGTATTTGAGTCAGTTACAAAAGCTTCATCTATACTAGGTCTGAGCACTGAGACGCAAAGTAGAGCATTCACAGCACTACAGCAGATCATGAGTAAAGGTAAGGTCAGCGCTGAGGAGCTCAAAGGTCAACTCGGTGATGCATTGCCTGGTGCAGTTACGATCATGGCAAAGGCGCTAGGTGTTGGTGTCGGCCAGCTCCAAAAAATGCTAGAGAAAGGAGAAGTAATGGCTGATGTGGCCTTACCAAAATTTGCAATAGAGTTACAAAAGGCTTATGGTGTAGATAGTGTTAATAGAATAGATAATATAGCTGCCGCTCAAAATAGATTCAGTAATACATTTACCAAAGTGTCTGAGTCATTGGGTAAAACATTTGGACCTGTAATAAGTAGAACATTCAATCTATTGTCAGATTATGGTAAAAAGCTAGTGGAGCTGATAGATCCTACAGAAAGTGCCGCTGAGAAAACTAAAAAACTACAATCTGAATTTAATAACGAAATAGGTGTACTGAAGCGTCTCAGTCCGGAAGCGCAAGGGCGTAGAGATATCATACAGCAGATCAATGAAAAATACAAAGATTATCTACCTAATCTACTCAGTGAGACTGCAAGTATCAGAGAGATAGAAGTGGCGCAAAGAGCGGCCAATAAAGTATTTCATGAGAAATTGATCTTCCTTGCATTTGAAGAAGAGTACAAAAAACAAATAGATCGTACAAAGGAAGCCATCAAACAACTGGCTGGAGCCGAACTGTCTCGTGCCCGTGTAGCCCAAGAAAATGAAAATCTAGGTAATATAGGTGCTACTGGTGGTCAACTGGAAGCACAAAGAAAAATCAATGAAGGTTTTATCGGTATTGTTCAAAAAAATGCTCAGGAGCAAATCGACAATAATGATAAGGTCGTAGCAGAGCTAGAGACAGCTTACGATGCCGCAGCGAAGCGTATAGGATCTACGCTGGACAAAATAAGGAAGAAATTTGGTCAAACAAGCGAACCTGAAAAAACCAAACCCATAGGCGCTACTGGTAGCTCTTCCACTGACAAAAAATCCAAAAAAGAAAACCAATACTCCGAAGCTCCAAAAACTCTCACGGTACCTACGCTATCCAAGGTGGATATCGACCTGAGAGAAAAGACGCTCCTGGACATGCTGGCCCGTGAGCAGGCACTACTCGAAGAATCATATCTACAGGGCAAAGTATCTCAAGAAGAATATGAACTAGAGAAGCTGCGCAATCTATCTGCATCGCTTGCTACACGCATCGAGCTATATGATGCCTTCGGACAGAAAGAAAGTGCGGAGCGTCGTGCACTCAATATAGAGATGCTGAAGGTAGATCAGGAGCTGATCGATGCCCGTGCTGCACTGATAGTAGGTGATGGTGCAGATATCACGGCACTCCAAGAGAAATTTATACAACGTCTGATCACGGAGGAAGAGTTTAATCTCGCACGGCTCAATGTAGAGCGTAATTATCTACTCGAGAAAGCAAGGCTGCTGGAAGAAGCGGGACTCACTGAAACAGAAGTATATAAGAAGCTACAGGAAGACCTTGTGGCTAATCAACTATCTTATAATAAGCAGAAAGAAGATAACGAAAAGCGATCTGCTGAGATACGACAGAATATACAGCGTGAAGCTGTGGCAGTCCAAGGTGAAGTACTGGATTTGGCTATAGATCTATTGGGTAAAGATGAAGCTGCACGCAAAAAAAATGCGAGTGCTATCAAATCATTCGAAAGTGCAAAGGTTTTGGTCAGCTCTATATCTGAGATAGCAAGTACCTGGAAAGGTGCTACAGAAACACTTGGGCCAATAGCAGGACCTATATTTGCGGCCATAAAGACTTTTATTATCGCTGGTAGAGCAGGACTCGCCATCAGTAAGATCAATGCACAGCAATTTTATGATTCTGGTAAGGTAAGGCCTTATAATCTGAAGGGATCTCAAAAAATAAGTGTAGCGCCCAATATTCCTACACAAGAAGGCGGCGACAATGTACTGGCCGTAGTAAAGCCCGGTGAAGTAGTACTCAATAAACGGCATCAAGAAATGGCTGGTGGTGATGCGTTTTTTGCGAAACTCGGTGTACCTGGGTTTGCGGATAGTGGCGTAGTGCGCCTACCCAATACCAATCCTACAGGACTCACATCATCGATCCTGAGCCGCAACCAAGCCACACAAGTAGCCGCTGCTACATCTGATCCACGTATCGAGATGCTCGCTGCATCGCTCGATAGACTCACAGAGATGATGCCAGCAGCCCTGAGCAATATATCTGCCAAGGTGAGCTACTTCGATATCAAGTCTAAAGATGACGAACTCAATGAAATCAAACAATTAGCAAGGTACTAATATGAGAAAACCAAAAATAACCTTCAGACCGAAACTAGTATGTGATGGCTGTGGATGCGAGCGCTATGAGTTGCCCGTAGAAGCCATCATGTCCAAAAAATATTTTTGCAGCCGTGAGTGTCTGCATGTCAATTTTTTCAAATTTCCATCATTACAAATGCATCATTATGAGCAAATTCAATCTAAAAAATCACTGGAAGGAAATCCTAATAGCCATCCTGATCGGGCTACTCATATGGGTGAGCTCAGCCGATAGACCTACGACAATCGGTAGCACTGATACGATCTGCCACACTGATACGATCATCCAGACAGTACCAGGTGCCACGCTGATACGATATCAGAAGGTAAAGCTGCCCGTCTATGTCTATGACACCAATGTCGTGAACATCATCAAGGACCGCAAGGTACTAGATACGGCGTGGCTATACACCGACGTACCTGTGAATGAGTACAAGGACTCATCGTACTACATCCGCACGATAGGCTGGATGGATAGTATATCTGTAGTGCGGACAAAATGTGTCCAAAATATCGTAAAGGAACCATGGTCTCGGTCGGTGACGATATTCGGCAATACGCAGCTAGGAAACGGTGTAGTCGCTCCTGGTATGAGTATATCCGTGAGAAGGCTACAATTGGGCTATAATTACAATGTGCTCAATCAGTCGGGCGTCGTGACTGTAGGCTATAGAATTAATTAATAATTAGTAATTAGTAATTACTAATTACTAATTATTAATTACTAATTGGAAAAAGGTGTCCTTTTTTGAAAAAATGGGTGCGCACATCTTTGTATCATAAACAAAAAATAATAAAATGTTTGAATGTAATGCCAAATTGACTGTCAACACATTTGTAATAGGTAAGAGAAAAGAAACCTTGATTTTAAGTGTGCCGCAACTAAATATTCAATTTGATGCCTATTCAGATAGAAAGTTCAAAATTGGACAATCATTTCCACTTGTGATATCATGACACTAAATGAAGTCCTGTACCAAATCCGCAAATCTGATGGTAAACCATTTAGGCTTGCATACGTGCGCTCGACAGGTAAGTCGAAAGGCTCTGTCAATAGCAAGGATTTTACATTTGCTGATTTCATAGATACCAATGAAGACATCATCAAACTCACCGATGTAGAGAAAGGTGTGGTGAATACGCTGAAGATATCACACATCTTATCCTATAATACAAAACCAATCATTAGACAATGAATTTTGCCATCCAAGATATACCTGAGCAATTATTGCCTATCTCGCCTGAAGCATTATTTCACGCAGGTACGGGCACAGTCATAGAATTTCACTATGATAAAC